TGCGGCATTAAATGCTTTATATGCAACACCTTCAATTACATCACCAGTGGTTACTCCACCACCAACTATTGAGAAAGTTGACCCATCTGTGGAAGTATAATCACTTGCCTCAATTTGTTTTACACCATTAATATAGATATCAAAGTATCCTGGAACATATCCAGCCGCAAACGTAAAATCAGTTGTAAGTCCAGTGGGAGTAAAAGTCTGTCTTGCAACTGTGACTGCTGAGTCACTGGGTGCTCTTCCGATATAACCGTTTCTATCTGGCATCAGTTAACTCCTGTCAGAATACTGAGACTGACATCAACTGCATCTGTAGTATCACAATAAACTTTCAATTCATCACCTGCTTCTAATAGGGTTTTACCCGTGTCTGAGATAACAAAGGAACTACCTGCAGGAATGGGGATCTTACTTGCGATTGCTGCTGATCCTGTTGAAGTAACTCCAACACTCGTATCGTAGATCTCGACTGAGAGATTTACTGAATTACTTGTATTATTTGCAAATGTTCCCCCGATAATAATACTCTTCGTAGAAGCAGGAGAAGTATATGCGGTGGTAGGACCAAGGAACTTAACAACTTGAGTTGCTGCCGATGCAGTGTTTGTGGAATTTTTGTCCGTAAACACTGTACCCACTCCACCAGAGACTGGGAGAGTTGAGTGTACTCTTGTGCCAGCAACAAAGTTTTGGTTGTCAACTAAGAAAGAAACACCAATACCAGTGATTGCGGTCACCGTAATAGTAGTGCCACCAGCACCGATTGTGCTACCAGAATAACTGGTTACAATCCCCGCAGCTCTTACTACTTTATTTGAAAATGCTTCTGCCATCTTTCTTTAAGTGTTATGAGTATTTATTGAATTAACCGCCAAGAGCGATTACGAGACCAATTGATGCACCAGTCTGAACTGTGACCGTTGCGATTCCTGAAGATAAATCGACTGTGTTCAGTCCATTCGATGATTTAAAATCAACCATCGTGGCACCAGCACCAATGAAAGTTCCTTCAGAACCAACACCGACACCAGCACCTGCTCCTCCAATACGGATTTCTCCGTTCATTGAAGAGTGATTTGAGCAGTTATAATAAAGAATATCAGGTGCATCATAAGGAACCTTAAAGGTTACAACACCTACCGCAGCTCCATTATTAGTAACACCATTATCATATGCATTGCCAGTTCCAGTGGAATTGACAGTCTTAATGTAGAACGGATGACCCGATGCATTTACTGAGAAACGATAATTCTTTCCTTTCGTCAAATAAAGGGTAGGATTATCTCTTGCTACTGTAAATCCAATACCAGTTGCAGCAAACTCATATGCACCTGATGCATTATTAGTAATATCAAATTGAGTGTAGATCTCCTTATCAGTTGATGTAGTAACACCAGTAACTAAAAGATCTTTTGTAGTTGTAAGACCTGTTACATTAACTGATGATGCAGTTATAATACCTGCTGCTGCATTTAATGTTGCAATGGTAGCAACACCAGTTACATTCAATCCATCTTGAATGAAGACATAATCATTAAAGGTAGAGAACCCAACAAATGTAGATACTCCTGCAACAAAAACATTATCATTAAATGTAGAAAATCCTACAAATGTAGAAACTCCCAATACATTCAGTGTATCAGCAGTGATACCTGCACCAGTTACATTCAATCCATCTTGAATGAAGACATAATCGTTAAAGGTCGTAAAACCAACGAATGTCGTTAATCCAGTTACATGAAGAGTATCAGTAATCGTGAGATTCTGAATCTCTGCATCATCAAGAGTGATATCATCAAGGTTGATATCACCAGTGACACGCATGTCACCATAAACATAAAGTGCAGTCTGACCAGTAGAAACTGGAGACCGCACATCTAAAGTATAAGCAGAGTTAGGAACTGAAGTTCCAACACCAACATTATTATTAGAGTCACTTACATAAAAGACACTACCAGATGTTCCTACCTGTAGGTCTTGAGAGAGTGTAGTGAATCCCGATACTTTAACATCGGTAGCACCAATTCCACCTCGGACATCCAAGGTGAAAGTTGGTTGGGTAGAACCAATACCGACATTCTTAGATGTAGCATTTGCCAGAATGACATCTGTTGCTACTTCTAAGCCATTTTTGACAACAAAATTCTTATTGACTGCCATTCGGGTTCACTCTCCCCCGCTTATTTTATATGTTTATTTATACTACCAGTTTGCTGCATACCTGGAATCACTTGTAAATGTTCCTTCATTAGGAGTGACCGTCAAATCATTAAAGTCATTATCAAGGTTATCATCTAGTTCTAAAGTATTGCCAGATAATCTGAATGATAATCCTCTTCCACCTGATGCGGTAGAACCTGTTCTTGTATAAACAGCACCTTGACTAATCTGAGCAGTTACATTGTTGCCATTAGGTCCAAACGTAATTGAGGAAGGACCTGTCCCACTTTGTTTTGTGAAAGTAACAGTATTACTATCACCAGCATTCCTAGAAACGCTAAATGTTACTGTTCTTTCATTTGACCCACTATCAACTGGGATGAGAGGAACATGATCATCTGTTGCAACGTATCTTTCAATAGAAAAAAATGCATTAGCAGAATTACCACCTTGTCTTGTTCCCGTAGGTAAGACCGAACTGGGTAATAGTTCAATTTGACCTGACTGGTATCCAGAAGCACCACCTCCACCACCATTACTACTGGTTCCTGTGCCACCTCTGGCACCACCACCTCCTCCACCACCATTACCACTTCCTGCTCCACCGTTGTTACGATGTCCCTGTCCTGCTTTATATCCTCTAATAAGACGAGTGTTTGAGTAAATGTTACCAGTATTAGTTCTAAAAGGTTCTGTATCAGTTTCAGAACCAATATCATCACAGGGTGCAATCCCTTGTTGATTATAATACAATCCAATGGTACATCCACTTAATCGTCCACCACCACTAGAATCATTGTCAAAATCCTCGTCTCCAGTTCTGCCTGCTTGTGTCTCTCCTCTAGGAGGAAGATCTCCTACTCCAATATAAGCACCACCTGATCCTGCATTAGGACCACTTCCATTTTCACCTACCACATTAACACCACCACCATCACCACCTCTTCCACTCACTCCAGCACCACCGCCTCCACCACAGACTGCAAGCACTTTTGCTTTTTCATATATTACTGCTAATCCACCACCACCATTGTTGCCTCCTCTGGCACCACCACCCCGACTATCAGTTACACCAAGTTTTACAATATACTCAAAGTCTTTTTTCATAGTCATCTTAAACACAGAAAGTCCACCAGCTCCACCACGATATCCGTTTCTGCTGTCACCATTACATCCACCCATGGTGATCTTTACATCAACATCTTGTTCAGATGACCATAAGTTAATAATTCTTGCAGATCGTGAGGCTACAGCAGGAAAAATTAATCCACCTGAGACACCAATATCTCTAGATCCTGTTTCATATACCTCACCACTTCCTAACTTTTCATAATTTATAAGTGCTCTAGCAGAAAATACATCCAGATTTGCTTCTGTTGAAGTAACGATCCCTGGTTGAGCAGTGGGATGAGAAACCTCACAATAAACCCTACTCAAAGATGGATCCTCTGTTTTGATGGTTAATGTGTCTGTTCTTGATCCACTTACTAGTGAACTATCTGATAAGGAAGAACCGTTTAAATACCAATTATAAGAAAGACTGGAATCTGTACTGTCTGATGCAGATGCAACAACTGAAAATGTTGTATTTACATCTTCTACAATTTCTCTATTTACAGGTTGAGTTGTGATAGAAACAGTTGGAAATACCGTTATGATTCCTACATTAGAATCAACTGGTTCATTAAATGCATTGGGGGTTAATCCAGATTCATATGCAGAGGGAACATAATCTGCTCTCAAAAAAATAGTTGCTTGATCATTATCAGGACTAGTTAATCCAGATAAAGTAAGTGTTGTTGTTCCAGTTCCAGTTGCAGTCGTTCCATCTGAAAGAGATCCATCTACTAAAGCAGTTGTTCCAGCATACCACCGATATGCTATTGATCCAGTATTGGTGCTTCTAGTAGATTGATTAGATGGGAAAGTCGCAGTTGCAATACCAGTAAAAGTTGCAATACCAGATGCTACACTAGTTGCAACACCGACAGGTTGAGTTGTGAAAGACAACTCTGGACCGTTGAGATCCAAAGTTGTATTGATATCTGGGAAAAGACTCATGAGAAGTTCTGACCTCCGACGACACCGTACAGACCAGCAGACGTAACATCATCACCATCAAATGTCTTGAATGAATAAATGTCCGTCTTATCTGCCGTTGTAGTAACGATAGGTACGACTCCACCAGGCCAATAAATTGGAATTGCTGTTCCACCACTGTTCTTAAAGGTATCTATACCCACAGAATGACCACCAGTTGAATTTTGAAGAATCTTAACTGTGAATGAAGTTGCTCCTGAAGGTGGATTGGTCAATACAAATGCATTGATATCATCCGTCGCAGTAATCGTGAACGATTGTGCTGCAGAAAGATCAAATGTGACCTCATTAGCAGAAATTGATGGAGATGCAACTACCTCAGAATAAGTCTTAAACTTAGTATGACCATTAATGTCAAGGGTTGCTGTTGGGAGAGTAGATCCAATACCAACTGATGCAACACCAACTGCATTAGAAGTTGTAATTATGGTTCCACCAGTTCCAACATTCAGTGTCCCTACTGTAGCAATTCCAGCAAAGATAAGACCAGAACTTGAATTAATATCAAAATTAGTAGCCGTTACTATACCAGAAACGAATACATTAGTACATGTAAGAATTCCAGATACATTTGTATTACCATGAACAAAGAGAGAAGTTCCAGAAGAACCAACTGCACCGACAGTCAGATCAATGTTATCAAGAGGTCTTGTGGTTCCAATACCAACATTCAGTAAACTTACTGGGAATATTCCTGTTCCAATACCAGAATCAACAGTATCAAACAGTGAGTCATTTTGAAGTCCTGTCAACCCAGAACCATCACCAGTAAATGCGGTTGCAACAATAGATCCACTAAATCTAGATTCACCAACAACACGAAGTTTAAATCCATTAGCAGTTGAACCGATACCAACACCATCATTATCTACAGCAAACAATGAAGTGCCAGCGCCAACTGCGAAGGTAGATTCACCAGCAGATGTGGTTGCAATTCCAACAGTGTCAAAGATTGCACTAGCGGAACTTGTTGCAACACTAACATTACCAAAACGACTCCATGCATTGTCAGTTGTATAAATCCAACCAACATATCCACCTTTAGATGGGTTTGCATTATAAACAACGTCTCCTGGGTTACCCGCAAGGGCAGGAGTGGCAATACCAACAGTGTGTTTTCTAGAAACTGTTGCATCACCCTGAATGAAGATGTTGTTAGTTTCAAATCCCTTCGTGGAATTGACAGTCAGTTTGTTGTTAACAATAACTGGTCCGTTAAATTTAGAAACAACTTTGTTATCGGGACCACCTTCAACTTTAATTGAACGACTTGCAATTAGTTCAACTGGAGTTGTAACATTCAGGTTAGGAATTCTACTGATGTCCTCACCTTCAACAGTTTCAACTGGAGTATCAAAGATCTCTTCTCTACCAGTAATCGTACTAAGACGTTTGTTACCAGAGTATGAAATACCCTTGTCGTTCATTCCAGTGTAGAAGTTGATTCCACCTTCTCTCTTATTAGACTGTGCTAAAAGTTCTTCGTCAACTGTAATTGCACGATCTTGTTTATCTGGGAATGCAGTAGAATAGTTACCAGGACCAAATCCAACATATTCAAATGTATGACCAGATGCACGAATGATAGAGTGTCTTCTAAGTTCAACTGGATCAACTCTAACTTTTCTGATAACCGAGTTGATTGTATGTGAAGTTGCTTCAGAACCAAGAATACCACGGAAGACGTAAACTGGATTAGAACCAGTGGTGGTTGTCTTGACTCTCATCAACTCAGCATCAACCATCAGATAATCACCAATATTGATGTCAAGGTCTCCGATATTTTGAATGTTGACTTGATCAATCGTCGCATTTGCGATTCCATTGGAAATTGTAGTTGTAATTCCAGCATATGTTGGAATCATTCTACCACCAAGATTTTCATCTTCAATGGTAATATTACCATTATTTGAAGTGAATCCTTCAGGTAATGCAAAAATAGTTCCAGTTGCAGTTGGTGCTACAGTTGCAACACCAAGATTTGCTTCAAATGATGTAAGTGAGTTGACTTTAGTAACAACAAATGATCCGTTGTATTGGGTTTGTCCTGCACCAGCAATCCTTATCTTTCTATCAACTGATAGTCCATGACGATTGATAGTGGTTACAGTTGCAATACCAGAGTTTTGTGTATATGTAAATGTATTGACTGTAATTGCTTCACCAGTTAAGTAGAAGTATGCATCATCAGTAAGAGTTGCACCAACACCAGCAACCGCACCCACAATTGTTCCAGAGGCAATAGAACTTGCCGCAGCAACTGTTACTGTAGTTGCAGATCCGATTGCAACATCAGTGATTCTATAGAGTTGATTGTATGGTTTATACGAATCAGACTTAACACCAACAATTCTGACAACATCTCCAGTATTATCATAAATGTTGCTAACTTCAACAACTGCTTGGGAGAATGATCCAGTGGTATCAACTCCAACAACATTCATCGTATTACCAATGCCATATGCAGAACCACCATCCATGACCTTAACATCAGTGATAGTTCCACTACCATCAACGGTCAGTTTTGCAGTTGCATGACTACCTGTAGTGGAAGATCCGATAGAGATTAGTCTTGCATTATAAATGTCCCCTGCAGTTCCAGATCCATATCCAGCACCACCATCAACAATAGAGAGTTGAGTGATTCTATTCAGACCATGATCATACTCAGTATGAATAGTATGTGCTGCACCAGTTGCAGAGAAGATATCAGTGATTCCTACACCAATATTTTTATCATCATTGATTTTATTAACTGTCTCCTTAGTAATACTATTTTTTGGATCATTAACATCAACCAATCCAATCAAACTAGATTGAGCAAAACATCTTGTTGGTTCTGGATCAGAAACTACTGTATCTCTACTTGTTTGTGGGAAGAGAGATTTAACTGGTTGAGAATATTTGTCTGCTTCAAATGGTGTAACAGTAGGACTATTTGATGCGTTAAGGACACTTACATAATAAACACCATCTTGTATTCCAGAGATGTATTTCTGAGACTCTGATAGCCTGTAGACATAATAAGTGTCAGTGTATCTCTTACGTCTAAAGAATGGTAATGCAGTAGTTCTAGTGCTGGTATCACTATTAAATGTTCCTGGATCTGTTGCAAGACCTACATTAAACTGCTTGGCACTTGAAATTCCAGTAATTGTGAATAGTCCATTAAATCCTGTGTTTCCTGCACCGGTGGTGTTATTAGTGCTTTTAATGTTGTTGATTTCAACTTGAGATCCAATTCTCAGATTGTGAGGAAGTTCAGTATCAACGGTGCTTGAAGATCCATCCCAATTTGCACCAGCAATAAATCTAAAGTTTCTCTGCTGGTTTACATTTGTGATTGAACCAGATCCAAAGTAAGTTTGGATTTCTCCATCAGTAGATGCAATAGATGTATTTGATTCCTGAAGGATAAATCCTTCTGTTGGTGGTCTTCCAACTGCTCCATCACTAGGAATGACATATCTCATTCTATAGGTCTTATCGATACCAGATCTAGCATCAGTTCTTCTATTGAAAAATGTTCTTGGAGTTGCACTACCAAGATCTGTGGTGCCAAGACTTACAATCGTTGGATAAATTGAGTTCTCTGTTGCTGCAGCTGCAACTTTGATGTACCACTGAGAGTTCGTAGAGTCATACTGAATTGGGTGACCAATATCACCAGCATTCTTATCAGAGACTCTACTAACAACTTTAAGTTCTCCACCTTTGTTGTTAATAGTGATTGCTTTATTAGGTTCTGTGGTAGCGTTAATAGCATCATTAAGAGTTTTTGCAAGTCTGAGTTCAGAGTTTCCAATACCAGCATTTGGTGCCGTGGTAACAGCAAATGCAACTGTGTTTGGAGACAAACCATCAGGAAGTTGGCCATTATCACTTACGATACGAACTGATTCACCAGTGACGAAATTATGAGTTCTGGTTAAAGTGATAACATTTGCTAGATTACTGATACTTGCAGAACCAATACTATTGATACCTGCACTACTTCTCTTAACATCAAATACTTTCTCTGCACTACTCGTTGGATTATCAGTATTGTCTGGCATGACAATACGAGCAGCATATTCTTGTGAAACTCCAGATTGGGAGATGAGAACTTTCAGAGTGTCGTTTGCTCTTGCACCCAGTCTATATCCTTCAATAACGTTCTCTGGTGGTGCATCAATGTTAGTTCTATTAAGTAGATACAGATTACCTGTGGATCCGACTCCAGCAACTCTGTCAGTCTTAGTAACATCAATAGATTCAAATTCAATTGAAGCTTCAGTTAAGGAAACTTCTTTTGGTGGAATAATGTGAGTGATGTATCCCTGATTATCTTGAGAGAATGCATCAGTTCTAAATCCAACAGAAGTCAGTGCATTCGCACCAAAGTTGGAGTTAGAGTTGGTCAGTGAAATGTCACCACCATTTTCAGTTACAAAATGCTCAGAAAATCCAATCGCAAAGATCGAAACTGCCTGAATGAAGGAGTTATTTGATACTTTTACGTGGAAGTTTCTGTATTCTGGTTTATATCTTGCCTTAGAACTATTACTTAAGTTTTCATTACCAGCAACTGTGTTATCATCATATGTTCCAGTTGAAGGAGAATCTTCATTATACTTAACGAATGCCCTGTCATCTTTTTGGAGACCAATACCAGTGAACTGTGCCACAACCATGGATTTGAATCCAGTTGCCTTGCTACCATCGGCGTGCATACCACACATACCAAATACAGATCTCAGAGAGATGTTAAAGATATATGGTGACGCAGATGTAACAGTATCAGACGAAAGTGATAAAGTTGATCCAGCAACATTAGGAAGTGCATTTCCTGGGGCATTTTGTACCTGATACCTGATCTGAGTATCACTTATTTTTTCCGAAACAACAAATTTTCCATCATATCCAGTTGCTACATCACTGACACGGAAAGGAGTATCAACATCAAGACCAGCAACTGCAGAACTTGTGGTTACAGTGATAGTTGTGGTTGCAGTAACACCATCACCTGCTTTAATGCTGGAGATTCCTACTTCTTCTCCAGTAGAACCAACGATACGGAATTCATCTATCTTTGGTTGAATATCCAGACCAGACGATGGATAGTCTGGTTCAACCGCACGACCAGAAGATTGTCCATAGATCAGACCAACCTTCTCATAATACATTTGGAGGTCAGTTCTATTTGTTGAATATGTCTGGAAAATATCATTGATACTGACAGTATTCACTCCATCAGCATATTCAAAACAAGTGAGTTTATGGTGTGAGAAGTTTGGAACAAAAGTGTTTGTAGTATAGTCCTTATATACAACACCGTTTGGATCACCATCAAACAAACTAAACTGCCAAAGATAACATCCACCAGTAATTCTGAATACAGCAGTTCTTTCAATATTATCGTTCTCTGGATCGGGAACATACTTGGGTCTAATCTTTGTCTTACGGAGATCCAGACCAACGATTGAAGTTCCTCTAGGAAGAATTACACCACCATGAATACTGTTTAACTTATGCAGTTCATTAGTTGGTGATGCAAGATCTAAATTAGAAGATAAATCAAGTGGAGGTAGATCATCAGTGGTTGATCCGTTTCGTAATCTATAATTATTTTGCCCATCTGGTATGTACCCTGGTCTGTTGTCAACTACATGATCACCAGGATAAAGGAGAACAGTGGTTTTTGCAAATCTATCATTATTCAATCCTCTCTGATATGAAAATCTTGCTGCTTCAATTAAAGCACGTTGAATCGTCTTAAATGGACGAGTCAGTGAATTACCCTGATTTTCGATGCTATCTGTGGCATCCAAACTATTCGGATCGACATAAAGAATAGTACCACGCGTTGATTTCAGAAAATTATCTAATCTGGAGAGACCCATCTTATTAGTTCTTATAGTCCGTTGGATTATTTATCATAAGAAAAAAGGGCAACCCTATATAGGGTCACCCTTCTAGCACTTCCTTCACACCTTTATATATTACCATACTTTTCAGGTTTCCACAACACCTGTAATTTACCATCAAAAACCATCATATATCTATGTTTTCGGGTCCTATCTCTCCATTCACCATCTTCACCTTTGATAGATCCACGGGAATGTTTAGTTCCATCAGAATAATAGAAGTCTTTCTTTTTGTCAGTTAACCCGTAATATTTGAAATT